CAGCTTGGTCTCCGCCTCCTCGGCGGCGTTAAAGCCCTCGATGGCGTCGGCGGCAAAGGCCTTGATCCCGGCGGCGGACAGCAGTCCGCCCACCCCGGTGAGCGCCGCCCCGAACTTCAGCACATGGGCGGCCCCGCCGAGAAAGCCGTTCCGGACGTTCCGGCTAAACCCGATGACCGACTGGGAGACCTTCCGCATGGATTTCTCCTGGTCCCTGGTGATCACGCCGGCCTCCCGCATGGGACGGGTAAACTGGTCCTGCAGCTTCAGCAGGATATTGACATTTTTGTTAGCCACTCGTTACCGCCTCCCATGCTCTGGCCCTGCGTTCTTCCTCCAGCTCCCAGGCGATGCCGAAAAACAGTTTTTCGGCAGGGGAGAGGGAGAGCAGTTCTTCAAGACTGTGTCCACGGTTCAGGTAATGGGCGATGAGGCTCAATTCCTCATCGCCCGCGATCAGTTTTTTATCTCGTCCCGGGCTTCTCCGCCGTCGCCGTACAGAGCGCCCACGGCGTTGATGACCGCCACCATGTCTCCCACGTCCTCCCGGAACACCAGGGGAACCACGTCCGTGGGCGCGCCCTTGCATCCGTAGGCGTCCAGCAGTTCCTGGCTGTGGAGGATGGGGCAAAAGGCGTAGATCATGTCATAGATGGCCTGCAGGGTCTCCCCGCCGCCCTTCGCCGTGGCGTAGGCGGAGGAGAGCTCCTGATACTCCACCAGGGGCAGACGCCGGATCTCCACGGTCCCGCCCATGCCGGGCACAAAGACCTCCGCCGTCTGCTTCAGGGGCTTCTCCTTCCTGGCAATGAGCTCCGCCAGGCTCAGCTTGCGCTTGTCCATGCTCAGCCCTCCTCGATCGTCTCGATAAACTCGTAGTCCGCAAACTTGAAAGGCACGGACTCACTGAGGACGGTGCCGTTCTCCCAGGACCCCAGGTCCACCTCGTCAAAGACGACGCCATACAGGACGCATCTCTGACTGCCGGACACGTCGGGGTCCGTGACCACGATGTCCATCTTGACCTCCGGCAGGGACCCGGACTTGACGCCCTCGGCGTACAGCTGGACGATGCGGCTGTTGACCTTGTGGACCTCCAGGGTGCCGGACCCGGCCCAGCCCATATACCGGTACTCCTTGTTCAGCTGACCGTTGATATCCAGCTCCTCGGTGTTGAGGGCGGCCTTGGCTTCCACCTTCTTGGCTTCCGCCAACTTCTCATTGTTCAGCCATACGGAGCCGAAATTGCCCCGGATGATCTTGTTGTTGATGTTGCTCCTAGCCATCGCTCACCCCTCCTCAGCCCAGGTTGATGGTCATTCTGAGATCCTCCATGGCGTCCAGGATCCGCATGACCGCCGTCACAAAGACATAGCTCTTGTACGTCTTCCCCCGGACATAGGCGTCCGTCTGCTCCGCCATGCTGGTGCCCTCGGCCTCCCAGGCCCGGCGCATGGCCGCCACGTCGATGTCGCAGGTGGCTCCGGCCTCCAGGATGCTCTCCGCCTCCAGGCCCCTAAAATACCCGATGACGTCGCCCACAAAAAGAGCCTGATTGTCGGCACTGTTGCGGACCTTGCCCTGGTAATACCGCTTGAAGGCCCGGATGATATCCTCCTGGATCATGTCCATGGCCTCCACAACGGCGACCTTTTTCATATCTTCCGTAATGTCCCCGGCAATGGTCTGCAGGGTGTTGACGCCCCGGGCGATCCGGAAGACGTCCTCATCCAGCCACAGGGCCATCTGACCGGCGTCCACGGCGTCGCCGGGCTCCACCACAGAGCCGTCGGCCACATAGTCGGCCACGGCGGTGATGTCGTCCAGCTCCCAGCTGGTGACGCTCCCCGTCATGGGGCAGGCCGCCAGGATGCCGGCCAGCCGGGGCAGGTACTCCACCATGGGCGTCACGGCGGCCTCTCCCGCCATGGTCACGGAGGGGTTGCAGACGGACACGATGTGCATGTCGTCGGCCTCCTGCTGATAGACCAGGGCCTTGGCCTTCCGGGTCCGCTGGGGGGTGTTGATCTCCTTGACGTAGGCGACCAGATCCTCCTGCATGTTGGCATAGGGCGCGCAGATCCAGTTAAAAGCCACGGTCCGCAGCCAGGGCTCCGCGTCCGCCATGGTCCCGCTGGTCCCGATCCGCACCACGGTGACCCGGACGGGATCGGCGTCAAAGGCTCTCTTGAGGATCTTATAATTGGCGGCGGTATAGTCGGACTCCTTCACGTCCTCCAGCCACCGGTAGACCTTCGTGTGCCAGTTCACCCCGCTGGTGCCGTCCCGCAGGATGACGCACAGAAAGCCCCTGGCCGACCGCCACCCGGCAGTCTGGGCCAGTTTCTTGAATGTAATCGTAATTTCAGGCAGTCCCAATATCGGTCACTCCTTTCGAATATCAAGCCTTCCCCCTGGTGGGGAAGGTGGCCCGAAGGGCCGGATGAGGGGAGAGCGTCACGGCTCCGCCCAGACTTCCTCGTCCACTTCCAGCACTTCCATCTCGTCCTTGCTGCCGCCTCTCCAGTCATCCTCGGGCATCTCCTGCCTGCACTCCGCGGAGAAATCGCAGACCAGAACCATCTCATCCCGGATGGGCTGGATCTCCACCTCCTCCGGCAGCAGGTGGAACCTCTCGTCCACCTCCACCGGCCGGATGAGGCGGGCGGCCAGCTTCTCCTGGGCCTTCAGCAGGTCCAGATACCCCCGGTCGTGGTAGGGGGCGAAGTATGTGATTGTGATGTGGTAGGTGTCATGCCGGAGCCCGCCGTCTCGCTCGGTGCTGGTTTCGGCCTGCACATAGCTGCAGGGCCGGTCCGTCACCTCCACCAGGTCCTTGGTGGTGGGCGGCTCCCCGAAAAGCTCCTCCAGAGCCCCGGAGCAGGCCCGGATCACGTCAACGATGCCGATCATAGCTCCAGTCCCTCCTTCATGAGCTCAGACAGGAAGTTCTCCACATCCTCGGGGAACTCCGCTTTCATGCGGTTGGTGGTGGCGGCGGCGTAGTGCCGGCCCTCGATCCGCTTGACAGCCCCGTCCCGGCCGATGAACAGGGGACCTGCAGTCCCCCGTCCCGGTACCATGGCGATAGGCGTACCCACAGGGATGGCGCTCCTGCCGCCTCTGGTCTTGACATTGCTGTGTCCGTGTTCCACCAGCCAGGCGTGTTTCGCCTTGTTGTAGACCCGGACCTGCCAGTCGCCGTCGTATTTGTGGACCTGACCCTTATCCACGCCCCGGCTCAGAGATGTATTTTTCTCCTCCTTGGAGCGTTTCCGGTGGCCCTTCACCCGGCTCCTGATCTCGGACCGCATGGTCTTCCGGGTCTTGTTGGCCTGTTCCGTGAGGAATTTCTTGGTCCTCTGGGGGTATTTCTCGTCCGCTATGCGGAGGAATTGCCGGCTCAGCTCGCTGAGCTCATGGGTATCAAACCCGGCGTCAACCATGGAACCTCACCTCACAGAACAGCTCCAAACTGATGTGCTTCAGATACGGGTCCAGAATGTACAGGATGTCGTACTTCTCGCCCTCCACCTCCACCCACATATCCGGCGTGATACCCTTTCGGTACCGCATCACGATCTTGTGGGTCGTTCTGGCCAGCACGGTCTCCCCCGGCCTCCCGGTGAGGAGGGACCCGGTCTGGGGCACCACCTGGCACCAGACGGTGGCAACAGTTTTCTCCACCGCCGGATACTGCCCGGCCTCGTCCTTCTCGTCCCCGGGTCCCATCACCTTGATGACGCCCTTGCTGGTCAGCTTGGAGGAAAGCCGGTCAAAATAGGCGATCACGGCTCCTCACCCCCGGGATCCTCGGCAGAACTGTCCTCCGTGCCCGAATCGGGCACAGAGGGCAGGAGGTTGGTGGAGTACATGTCCAGGATCTGCATGACGGTTGGGTTCTGGGTGCTGTACTGCTGGGTCATCTGCCGGTTCTCCAGCATCTCAGCCCCCACCGCCAGCACGGCGTAGCAGACGGAATCCGGCTGCGCCTTTGTCATGTCCAGTCCGGCGTAGCTCCCGCAGTAGGAGACCGCCAGATCCAGGATCATGGCGACCTCCTCCCGTTCCTCCTGCGGAAGATCCTCAAAGTCCGCCGGATCGAAGCACATGTGGGCGAAATGCGCCAGCTGATACGCTGTCAGCTCCGACGGTACTCTCATATCAGGACGCCTTCATGGTCAGCACGGCCAGCTTCTGGTTGTCGGTGATCCTGGCGTCCATCTCCAGCCAGGCCACCACGCCGATGGCGTGCTGGGTGGCGTACTTCTCCCGGAGGACCTCGATGGAGATATCCTCCCGGATGTTGACGGAGAGGCCGGAGTAATCGCCGTACAGGATGGCCTTCTTGCCGGCGGCCAGGTCGGGCATGTTATCGGAGAGGTAAACGGGCTTACCCAACAGACGATAGGGGAACTCCTGGGTCACATCGTCCTGGAGCAGATAGCGCTTGGTGTCGTCCTTCAGCTTCTTGATGGCGGTGAAGGTTGCAGGACTCATGGTCCAACAGGCGTTGGCCTGATAGACCTGCTTCACCTTGGCCTGCAGGTCGATGAGCTCATCAGCGGTGACGGCGTTGGTGGCTGCGGCAGTCAGACCGTTGGTGGTGTTCAGAGCGCCCTGGGCGGCGTTGGTGCCGCTGCCGGTCAGCAGCTCGCCCTCGATCCACCGGGCGATGCGCTCAGCCATCTCGGAGATGATGAACTGGGTGACGTTGAACACGGCGTTGTTCTCCACGCTCCGGCCGATCAGGGTCAGTGCCGCAGCCAGGTAGCCGCCCAGGTCCACGGAGGTGAACTTGCCGGCGTCGGCGGTCAGCTCCTGGAACTCGGTGGCGTAGCCAACAGTGATGTTGTGGGTGGAGTTGGCGTTGCCCCAGACGGGGACCTTCAGGGTGCCCTTCACCCGGTACAGGGTGGCGCCCGCCAGGATGGGGCAGCGGTCCTTGACTTCCTTGATGATGCGGTTGGCGATGCTGGTGGGGATGATGGCCCCGTTGTTGCCCATGGTCACGTTCTGCTCACCGGCGCGCAGCTCCTGGCTCTTGCCCAGGACGTAGTTCACAAAGGCCAGCTCCTCTGCGGCCTCACGGGAACGCTCCTCGGTGCCCACGGGCTCCATGGACTGCAGCTGCAGGGCCCGATTCTCCCTCTCGATGGTGGCGTCGATGTCCTTGATCTCCTTCTCCAGAGCGTCGAACTGGGCGGTCTCCTCCTCGTTCATGGCCCGAGTCTCGGTGTCGGCGGTGGTCACGAGAGCCTGCATCTGATTGTGCAGATCGGCCCTCTTCTCCAGCAGTGCTTTCAGGTTCTTCATGGTCAGGACTCCTTTCTGTTCAGCGCGTCCAGGCGCTTATGGTAATCGGAATTGTCAAATTCCTGGGTTTCTTCGGGTGCCGCGGCGCTCCGGTCTTCCACTGTCACGGGGTCCTCGATCCCGTGCCGCAGCTCGTCGTACCGTTCGCCGCCGTCCTCCGCTCTCACCTCTACGGAGGTGGCGGAATAGACCGGGGTCTGGCCCACGATCAGGGACACGTGGTCCAGGTCCATGCCACGGATGTGCCGCAGGGGAAGCTCTCCTTCTCCCCGCTGCTCAAGCTCGTCCCGGACGTTGTACATCCCGAAGGACCAGCCCCTGATCTTGCCTTCCTTGGCCAGTCCAATCAGGACGGGGTCCCGGATCAGGACGTCCGCATGGAGGCCGATGGCGTCCTCCTTCAGCGTCAGGGTGCCGTCCTGCGTGGAGGCGTAGACGTGCCCCTTGTCGTGGTCTACGTTCAGGCTGATGGAACCGTCCCGCTCAATGGCCTCGGCAAAGGCCCGGGGCTCGATGATCTCCACCACCTTGCCGTGGGGTGTGATCACCGGCCGGGATTTCTTCTCCGTGGCGTTGACGTAGCCCGTGATCCGGGCCTCGGTCTCGGATCTGATCTCAATCCTCATTTCCTTCCTCACCTCCTTCCGCCGGCATCGGGCTGCCGGTTAAGGCAGCGGTCTGATTGGTGTTCGGCGTGTACACGGTCTTGGTCTTCGGGTCGTAGAGCACGTCCTGCAGACCGAGCCGGATCCACGTGAGGCCGAGAGGCTTCATGTCCTCCGCATAGCGGACCTCATCCACCTGCATGAAATTCCCGTCGAGAGCCAGCTTATAGGCCTCATACCGCTCCTTCAGGGAGCCCTTCAGCAGTTCCTTCGTGTCGAAGGCCCAGTAGTGGTCTTTCTTCTCGTCCTCCCGGAGGAGGTCCCGGTTCAGGGCGGACTGGATCACCGCCATGAGCGGGATGGCTGCCAGCTTCGCCATGGAGCTCACCGCCGCCTCGTCCCCCTCCCCGGAGAGGACCGACAGAGGCACGTGGAAAATGCGGGCCAGGTCCTCGGCGTTGGCCAGCTTGTTCTCCCGAAGCTGCATCTCCACGCTGGTGGCGGAGGCTTCCTTGAAGTCCAGCCCGTTGTTCAGGATCACGGTGTTCTCCGAGCTGTTGGAGTACAGGCTTCGGAAGCTGGCCTTCAGGGCGTCCAGCTGCTCCTGGGTGATCTTCTTCTCGGCCTTCAGGAAGCCCTTCTTCGCCCCGCCCCGCTTCAGCAGGGCCCGCTCGAACAGCAGGGTCTCATAGGCGACCTCGATCATCTCCTTCAGGTCCTCCGTGATGGGGACCCCGGTCATGCCGTCCCTGGTGTTCCGCAGGATCCGCAGGAACCTAAAGGGGTAGTACCGGGTGCCCTGGACCAGGACGTAATAGCTCTTGAAAATTGGGTCCGTGCCCTTCTGGACACTGATCTGGTCCTCCTGCACGTAGTACAGGCCGGTATAGTCCGGCCGGATGTAGGCGAAGCCGCCTTTGCCCAGGTAGTAGTCCCGGACCATGGCCCGCCAGAACTCGTTGGGGGTCAGGGTGTCGCCGGTGTCATCGTTGAGGAGGCGGACCCGTGGGTCGCTGGGGATCTCCTCCGTCTCTCCGTCGGCCTCCCGGTACAGCTTCACCGGGGTGGCGGCGATCACCGCCCCGATCATGTCGATGGCGGCGGAGATGGTGGGAATGGCCAGCGCCATCTCCCTGGAGGCCTCCCCGACGCCCAGTATCGCCTTGAGCAGGGAGCTCTCGATCTCCACCTCGCCGTCGGCCCTTGTCTCCGTCCGGCCCAGCAGCCGGTCTAAAAATCCCATAGCATAGCCTCCAATCGGTTTCAGCTCTGTCCCGGGCGCCGGAGTGGAAAAGGAAAGAGGAAACCCCTCCGGGTCCGGGTGAGAAGAGAGGGAAACAAGCGGACGGGTGTCGTTCAAGGTCAACAGTCCCCCGGACTGTTGATTGATCTTACCGAATCGCCTGCGCGATTCGACCCCGCCCGGGACAGAGCTGAACGTGTCAGTTCAAATCACTTGAATAGCCCAGTCCATGGTCTCCTCGAACATGGTGTTCTGCTGGAGCATGTACATGGCGTTGATGAGGGCCACCACCATGTCCACTTTCCCGCTGGACTTCTTCTTGTTGACGTATCGGTTCAGGTTGGTGTCAAAGGTGCATTTTGCGTTCTCGAAGTTGATCTCCAGCAGTTCGTTCTTCTCGTACCGGAACTTCCCGTCCGTCACCAGCTCCAGCAGCCACTTGGTAGCCGGATGGAGCACCGAGGAGTGCTGCCGGACCTCGAAGACGGGGTAGCCGTCCCCGTCTCCGTTCCTGCCGTTCTCCCACTTCTGGGCGCTGGACAGGGCGTTGTACCGGTCGAAGCCGATGCCCATGACGACGACGCTTTCCTTCATTTCCAGGTCGAAGACCCAGTCTTCCACCACGGAGTAGTCGATGGTCCGGTCTCCGCAGGGGATGCAGTCTCCCGCCCGGATGGCGGCCCGGTAGTCGGTCTTCTCCGCCCGGATCTTCTCCTCGACCCGGCCCTCCGGCACGAAAGCCACCACCTTGGCCAGGACGGTCTCCGTCTCCTCGTCCCAGCTGACCATAGCCACGGCGGTGTTGTCGTTGGTCATGGACAGGTCAACGCCCACGTAGACCTCCCTGCCTGCCCAGTCGATGGGGTCGGGGCTTCTGCAAGCGATGACGTCGGAGACCGGAATGAAGGTCTCTGTGCCCTGACCCTGGTAGATGATGTTGCAGTGTTTGCAGAGGAAGTTCTCCCGCCGGCCTTCCACCTCGATGGCCTGCTGTCTCTTCTGGAGCAGGTCCTCCCAGATCTCCGGCACCTCCAGCGCCAGGGGGTTGCCATGGGCCAGGATCAGGTCGTCGTCCATCCATCTGGTGGGGTCGTCCGGCTCATACAGCAGGGCGAAAACGGTCTCGTCCTCCACCACGTCGTCCAGGACCTTCTTGGCATAGGCGATCTCATCCTCGAAGGGGTTCTTCATTCTGGGGTATTTCGTCGAGATGACGCACCCCAGCTTGTTGAGGATCGTCAGCTGGCCGGACCGCATAGCCTCCAGTGCGTAGGGATTGGGCAGAGCGCCCACCTCGTCCGCCAGAAAAACGGAGGGCAGTTTGCCGTCCAGATGTCCGTTGGAGTAGGCCAGGGGATAGTAGCTGGTCTCCGTCATGGAGCAAGTGATGCTGTCCCGGAGGATCCGGAACTTCTCCCTGCCGTGGTACTTCCCGATGAGCGCCGGAGAGCTCTTGATTATCTCTTCGATGGCGGTCTTGACTTCCCTGGACAGGGACCCGTCCGGGGCCACGCTGTAGAACTTAGAGAACTTCGGCTCCATGAGGAACAGCAGGATGAAAACCACAGCCACCAGGAATGTCTTGCCGTTCTTGCGGCAGATCTCCAGAATCGCGGTCTGATACCGCCGCCTCTCCCGGTTCTCCCGCCAGACGATGCACAGGACCGCCACGATGAAAAGCCACTGGAAGCCCGCCAGGGCCTCCTTCACCGGCGTCCTGGCCTTCAGCCCCTTGGCCATCACCATGAGGCCCAGCAGGTTCTCGATCTTCTGGAGCCGGTCCGTGTCCAGCACGTACCGCTCAGACTTTCCCCGGGCGATGAACACAAATTCCGAGCACTGGAGGATGACATACTTCGGCGCTCTGATCTTCCCGGCCAGCACGGCCTTGGCGTACACATACGCCGGATGGTCTTTCGCTATCATCCTTCCAGCGCCTCCCCCATCTCCTCCGAAACCACCACAGCCCCCGTCACCTCCGTGACCTCCGCCGTCCCCTCATCCGGCGGCTCGTAAAAGCTCCGCTGGAGGGTCAGCGTCATCCTGTGAGGCGTGCCATAGTGATGCCGGACTGACGTAATCCAGAAATAACTCTGCACCTCCGCCAGATCCAGCCGCACCAGCGCCCCGGCTATGGCCCGGTCCGAGCCGTAGCACTCCAGGGTCAGGCTCTCCGCCAGCACCATCCGGGTGGCGGTGGGGGTGGATACCGTGGTCTCAGCGCCCCCGGAGGCCGCCGGAACGGTCCCCGGCCGCTTGATGATCCAGTAAAACTTGACCTGGCTCTTGAATGTGGCCCAGCTGCCGGCGGTCCGCTCTGCTTTGGTGGACGCCGGGTCATTGACGTACACCGTGGCCCCCTGGACCTTCCAGACCAGGACGTAATGCCCGCCCCTGGTCCAGGTCCCCGGCCCCATGCAGGCGATCACCAGGTCACCCTGGCCCAGAGCGTCCAGCACCTGCTGGTGGAGGCCGCTCCCGGCATTGCCGTAAATGCTCCCGCTGTTGAGCTGGGTGCAGGTCAGGCCGTAGCGCTTGGCGGCGGCGGCAAAATAGCCGTAGGCGGTGCCTGATTTGGGCACCTTGAAGCCGTTGGCCAGGGCCCAGGCGCACTCCGTCTCCGGGGTGACGCCGCTGTCTGCCCAGGTGGCCAGCACCATGCTCATGGCGGTGGGGCCGCAGCCGGAGCCGCCGATGGTGGTCTTCTCGCCTCTGGCGGAGTAGTCCGCGCCCTTCCACCTCGGGTCCGTCTGGAGGTAGCTCACCGGCCGGCCGGCGGTGCCTCCCGTTCCTCCGTCGGGCGTGGTGCCTCCGGTCCCGTCTATAGAGACCGTCCCGGCGGCGCTGGGGAGCTGCTGTTCCTCAAAGCTCCAGCTCAGCTGGGGCTCCGCGGCCTCCTTGAAAACGTCGAAGCTGTCCAGGTTGTCCGCCTGCCGGTACCACAGCTCGATGGGGTTGTTCCCAAAGCTCCGCACCGTCAGCGTGGTGCCCACCATCCGGACAAAGTACCGGACCCCGTTCTCCTTCTGGATGGTCTCCAGGATCCCCGTGAGGATCTCCGCCGGGTTCTGCTGATACAGCCCGTAGACGGAGGAGACGAGCTCCGGGCAGAGGATGCTCTGGATGCCGACTTTGTTGGCCAGCTGGGAAATGGCCTCCTTCGCCGGGATGTTGTTAAACTGGATGATGGTCTGACCCTGGGTCAGGGCCCGGCCCCCGTCCAGGCACCGGCACCGGAGCGCCGAGTGGTACGACCCCTCCACGCTCTGGACCTGCCCCACAAATACCACCTCCTCCGAGGCGGTGTTGGTCAGGGCGATAAAATCCCCCGGCACCAGGATGAGAGGCGGCATATAGTAGTCCGCCCCGCCCTGCCGGACGGTGACGCTCAGCTCCAGACACAGGCTGTCTGCGTCGTCCACCATCTCCGGGGCCTCGCATCGGTCGGTGATCTCCCAGATCTGACCGGTGTCCATGCTCTGCCAGGTGATCTTGTACCGGTCTTCCTTCTTGGTGTAGACGTCCGGCTCATACTTGGTATAGACCTTGTCCACCTGCGGGATATGGACCACCGCCGCCGCCTGCTCACTGGCCTCTGTAGAGGCGATCAGCCCGCCGGTCCCACTGAGGGAAGCGGCAGATTCGGCCCCAGAGGGCTTCGCCCCTGCGTTCCAGCCCCAGCCGCGGTATCCATATCCGCGGGCAATGATGGCGGACAGGGACATGATCGTCACCGCAGGGAAGGTGTGACAGACCTGGCCGTTTCCGATATAGATGCCGACGTGGCCGTTCACCTTGTCCGTGGGGCTGGTGAAGTAGACCGCCGCAGCCACAGGGATGTCGTCCTTGCGCTTGCTGACGATCCACATATTCCCGGCATGGGTTGCACTGCCTGCGTTGCCATAAGGGAGCCCGGCCTGCTGGTAGGCCATGGCGACGAAACGCTGGCAATAGTGGGCTACCTGACGGCCGTTTACGTAGCTTTTCCCTTTCTGAGCTACAGCCCAAGAGACGATCTGTTCAGCTTGTGTCGCCACACTCTCGCCTCCTCACAGGCCCGCCTGGCCAAAGTTGACCACGCTGGTGACCTTCACGTTGGTCCAGCCCTTCTGCCGGACCAGGGCGTGGGGTTTTTCGCCATATGCCTCCCACTCCACGATGTCAATGAGCTTCCCCCGGCCCGGATATGTCATGTAATGCCCCCACTCTGTGCCGGACTCCCCCGGATGGGGGTTGACGCCGGGGTTGCCGCCCTTGGAGTCGGCCATGATGGCCTTAAAGCTGTCGCCGTTGGCGAGATTGATCTGGAGGATATCCCCGGCCTGCCCGAATTTGGTCGTCATAGCCACGCAGTAATAACCGTTGATCATGGCCACCCCGCCCTGGCTGGGCCTGCCCTGGTCGATCCAGGCCTTGTACAGCTTTCCCTGGGCCAGGTTCATGTTCCAGTTCTGCTTGGCGTACCACGTAAAGTTTCCGGTCATGCCGCCCTGATCCACGCTGTCCGGAATGACGATGGTCCTCCCGGACCCACCCGCCGGGGCGATCTGGCTGGCCGCCGCGGCCTGACTGTCCGTCTGCATGGTGATGGGCGCCGGCGGCTCCGTGGGGATCCGTCCCTCCGGCTCCTCCTGGGCGGGGAGCGTAGCCGACAGCGGCGCCTCCGCAAACCGATACTCCCGGAACGACAGGCGATAAGAAATATCCCCAGCCTGGTCCACCCGGTACTCAAAGGCCTCCACTGACAGGGGCAGGTTGAACACCTCCCGCCCGCTGTTGTCCAGATGGATCCCCCGGAAAGGGATCCGCCGGGCTCTGACCGCCTCGATGGTCCGCACATAGGACCACCCGTCCGTGCTGGACCCCGGCCTGAGGAAACGGTACTCATGCAGCGGAAAGATGCTCTCGATCTCAAAGGACGCCAGCCCCAGCGTCCCCAGGGCCTGCATCTCCCCGGAAACGCTGTCGAAGGTCTCATTCTTCTGGGCCCTCTGCAGCACAATGGCCTCATTGGGCACCACCGGGAAAACCATGACCCCCTCCCGGTTGTTATAACTCAGGATAAAATCCACGCTCTCACCTCATTCCCTCGGAGATGCGCCGTTCTCTCGGAGAAAGCGGCCAGCGAAGCGAGGCCGCTTTCTCCGCTGCTGCCCTCTCCGCTGCTGCCCTCTCCGATAACAGCAGTCCATAGCCGAAAATGGACTTTCCCGCCGCCTTCTGGGCGTCCAGGGCGCCGACGCTGACGCAGTCCTCCGGCCCCACGCTGTATTCAATCCCGTACTTGCACCACCGCTGGGCCATGGCCGCCGTGACGATCTCGTCCGGGTACTCGTACTTGGGCAGAGTCTTCTTGCCCTGGGCCGTGTTGGTCTTGTTCAGCTTCTCCAGCCTGGCATAGAGCGCCGGAGCCGTCCGCAGGACTGAGGCACCCAGACTGGTGACAAAGCTGGTGGGTACCTGGGCCCCGTTCTCGTAGGTGATGGAGATGCCCACGGCGATGTGCTCCACGCCCGCCCGCCGTGTCAGCAGGGTCAGGGCAGGGGAGAAGAGGAAAAAGGGGACGCCCTTCCGCAGGTAAAAGTCGCAGATCTCCGCCCGCAGGGAAAAGGGCGGGTTGTCCACTACGGTGCAGCCCTCGGGATACTCCGCCGTCCGGTAGTCCGCCCCCGGCCAGAAGGGCCGGACAAACTTCTCCCGGTCCCGCCCGTACTCCTGCGCCACCCAGTCAGCTACTGCGTCGTAGATGTTTTTCGGCGTGTAGCAGTCGTCGGTGGTCTTTTTCGGCACAAACTTCTGCTCAAAGGCGTCATAGGCCGGGTTGTCGTCAAACAGCCCGAGCTGTCCCTGGTTGTCGATCTGCATCCCATCACCTCAGTGCCGCGGCGAGAGGGTCTTCGCTGTCCTTCAGCCGGGCCGCCGCCAGGCTGCCGATCTTGGCCCTGGCCTGGGGAGAAAGGCAGAACTCCGCGCACCCCCGCCACATGGTGGACTCATACCCCCGCCGGGCGTTCATAAACTCCCGGTTGTTAAGCAGGTCCGGGTCCCGGTTGATCTCCGTCTCGATGTACTGCAGCCGGTCAACAGACACGCAGAACTGAGCCAGACTCACAGCGTCCAGCGCCGCCAGGATGTCCGCGTCCATGTACTGGGTCACGATCCGGAGGAAGAGGGCCCGCTGGTCCTCGTTCAGCCACTCCGGCGGCTCCGGCTTTCCCGGGCCTCCCCGCAGCGTTTCCTCGATCTCCTGCCGGATGGCAACCTCTTCCGCCGATCTGGCTCCCGTGGCCACCTTCACCGACTTGGCCGGTCTTCCCATGGTTCTCACCTCTGTCTTTCATCGCGCGGGGGCCCGCACCCCCGAAGCGTTTCTAAAAAAATCCCTGCGTTATGG